TCCAGATGTGGTTTCTGATGACTGTTCAGACTCACGTAACGCTGTCCATACTTCAGCCGGGACGCGGGGAGTCTCAAGCAGCTTGTACGCTTTGTCTACGTCACCATTAACAAGCTGAATTTTGCCCAGTCCGGTGCGTATCATTTGCGTTACGGCTCCGGAATCAGCGGATTTCAAATAGCTGGGGTTCGTGCCGAAGCTCAGCATCTTCAGAATTGCATTGATCGTTCCTTGGTCTACGCGCTGGTTGCCGGAAAGCAATTGCCCCAGTCCAATTCCCCAAAATGCCTTTGGTCTGTTCCACCAGTTAGCTGAGAGATAGGTGATGCAGTGAAATTCATTCTCTTCCGAGCGGATGCAATGGGTGCGATTAAGCACGGTAATGACGCGGTTGCGGTCTTGGTATTCGAGAACCTCCAGCTTTTTCATCAGCGGGTCACCGGAGTTCTGGTCTGTGTCGTCCGCTCCGTGGTGAATCATCCCGGAGTTGGGCGAAGAGTTTTGCTCCGCTGGTGGTTTGCCCGGAGTGGTGTTGCTTTCAGCCGGACTAAAGAAAAGGTCAATCAGGTTTTCCGGGATTTGATAACGTGGATCATTCTTCAGCGCATTGAGCTGATAGAAATCCATGTACGTCTGATCGATGACGTAATCAGCCTGACGAATATCGGGAACTTTTAAATTCGGAGAGACAAAAACGTTCCGGATATCTTTGAAAAGCACCCAAGGACGAGTGACGATCTTCTTTACTTCGGTTATCTGCGGGGTCTCTTCCTTGGCAATCCTCGCAGTGGCTCCCATGTCCCCGACCGGGATGTTTTGAATGGAGGATTTGCGCTTGTAGTCACATTCCTCCCGGATATCCACTCCCCACTTGACGATTCCAGTCCCCATCAAAGCGAACTGCTCAAGTGCGAGTCCGATTTCCCGCTTGAACTGCATTTTGTCCAGCAAGAAACGGAAGACTCCGGTCTTTGCCAGAACAATGTCCTGCGAAGTGCCGGGACGCGGACGCATCAGAAATGGAGGGTCTGTATAGAACAGTCCCTTTTTCATGTTCGGGACTACTGCATTGAGAATTTTTCCAATCGTGAAACGCTGGACGTTTGGTGCGAGGATGTATGTGTTCTCGTAGACCTCAAGAGGGCGAGGCGATTGATAGAGAACGTCACAATCTCTCCAGAGGAGAGACCAATCGTTATTACCAATCCAGTTGGCAGCAATTTCAGCAGACTTTACGACGAGGCTGATTTCCGATTGCGCATCAATGAGATTGCCGTCAGCATCGAAATCCTCACGAGTTAATTGATGGCTTACAAGCCCATCCGGCAGTAGTTCCATACTTATGGGTTCAAAAGCTCATCTAGTGCCGTGTCGGTGATGATTCGCGGGGAGGCTACTTCAAGAACACGCGGTCTATCGATTCCGTAAATTTGTCTGTATCGCCCATCAGCTTCCGGTGGGGGTGGTGCGCTCAACGGACTGGAGTTATACGCATCCTCCATTTCATGAGCAGGCATAAACGTATTCACGACCAGCGAAATGGCGTCTACGATGTCATCATGTCCGCCCTTGGCTGGCGGAAACGCTTCCAATTCGTCATACAGGTAAGTAATGTCCGGAATTTCCAGCGAGAAATAGAGGCGATTTTTTCCGAGCAGGTGAACAACGGGTTTCGCTCGTGACGTTTTTGAATTGTCTTTATTGCCTTGCCCCAGCGAGATGAACTCGATGTTCTGGTAATAAGCGAGTTCTTCCATCGCTTGCTTGATTGGTTTCTTTAACCAGCGGGTTCCTACAGAATCTTCAATCGCGATACGCGAGGGTTTCCATTTGTACGCAGCCCCGGCGATAACAGAGGGCAAACTGTCCTCATCAAATTGACCACGGCAAACGTCGATGACGTAGACCTGGCCCCGAGCTATCAGCCCAGTAACACCAACCGTAAAATCTGCTGACTCAGAGAGACCGTAAGCGATGTCCCATGCTTGAAAGATCGAGCCATCTCGGGGAATCGATTGCCACGGCAAAGATGCGGCAATCATCTTTTCCCGCTTGAATTTCACGATGTGGGCTTTAGAAAGATCCAATAAATATTGAGAAAAGAAGGTTCGCGGGTCGGACTTCAATGAATCGGCGTATTCCTGCTGTAAGAATTTCAGCGTGATTCGCTGCGGAAACCAGAGCTTGCAGATGCCCTGCTCGACCATCTCCTCCGTGATGTCCGAAGGCATCAGGTGTTCGTAGCCTTCAGCAAGCGTGTAAGCCGGACGCAACAGGACTTTTACGAGAGGTTGCTGCTTGTTCTTCTTGCGTCTCTCCTCGTCCGCAACGGTGGAAGCCAAATTATCTTTGGGATCGTAGGGAGTGCCGATGCGCAGCTTGAATCCATACGGCTCCACCAGACGACGAGCCTGTGTAATGGCTTTATTGACCGATGCAATTCGAGTGGGGGTATTAGTGTTCTCCGCAGTGGTGCCGTCATCAACTTTCAACACATCGCAGTGCGTACCCGTTGTGTTCTTGTCGATTGAGGTGGCGACAACGGTGGGGCCGGCAACAGATCGGCGACGAGCCGGAGTTGTCCATCGGGGTTCCTTACCTAAGTCAGAATCGCAATGTTCCGGGAAAAGAATTTGAAACAGACGCGGTTTGCCATCCGCAGCAATCTGGGGGCTGCGGTCATTATTTGTCTGGAAATGCCCTTTGATGAGTTCGACAAATTCTTCGGCAAGGGAGGTCGTCCCGGTCATGATGTTGATGCGGATGTCCGGGAAAGTGATTATCCATTGAATGGTGTCTACGATGTCCGCAGTGGATTTGAATCCCCCACGGCAAAGCATAAGCAGATCATCGTGGGAACCCGCATAAGCCTCAGCGAAGGTTTTGAAATCCAGAGCATCGGGGTCTTTTTTGACGAAGAAATCAAAAATCTCTCGATGGCAATCGGTGAATTCGGAGTATCCAAGCAACTTGGCGAGAAAGAAGCCGTCCGTCATGCATAGCCGACGCAGCTTCCATCCTTCCTCTTCCTTAAGACCATATTTTTTCCATGTCTCTAGAACGAGTGATTTAAACTCCGGGTGAATCTCTGCCAAAACTTACCTGCTCCAACTTCTGAGTGCGTTATTTCTCTTTGCTCAAGATTGCCGCGACGATCTTGTTTCCCTGTTCGTCCAGCTTGTTCGATAAATGCTCGGTTTGAATGTCCAGCTTTGAATTGATTTGGTTGGACACTTCGCCTGCGATGGTGTGAATGTGGTTATCGACTAGGTTTTCAAAAAAGCCCTGAATCTTGCTGCGGGATGTCCAGCCTAGTGTTAGTGCGCTTAAAAGAATTGCCGGGGTTAAGACCGGGATGTATGACTCGAAACTCATTTCGATTTTCCTAAAGGTTATTTTTTGAACCCCTCAAGCGTGTGCGCAAAATTCGCCATGTGCCGGATGTGTTCATTACTGCTGTGCCGCGCCTGCTCTAATTTTTCAGCAGGGATTTTTTCGCCCTCTGGAACTCCGAGAGCGCGATGCAACCCACCACGATGCAAATGGTGAATCGCTCGATAAAGTGAAACGTTCTTACGCATTAACCGCTTCCTCAGCCCCGGACTCAGCTTCCTGCTCTCCGGGATTGGGTTCGCCCATGTGCTCTTCCATGTGGTCATGCAAAGCAGCCATATCAGGAGCTACGTGCTCTTCCGCTGGATGAGCAATCGGCTCGTCGTGCTCATGCACGATGTGGTAACCGCCGTGAGCTTTGGTGATATGCATCTTGCGGACTTTCTTTGTTGCCTTTGCGTTTTTTGGCTTGCTGCGGCTGGAAAGTGCGTGTCCTGCCAACGAATCTGTGTGGTTCATTTCTGGTCTCCCAAATAAAAGAAAGCCGTAGCTGCTTTTGTGTTCAGCTACGGCCCTGTGACTTAGTTGATGGTGGCGAAAAATTCCAACAGATTACCCGCGTTGGCTGCGTTGCTTACGCCAAACACAAGAGCAAACTGAAGATTGATTGCAGGCTCATCACCAGCGTTCAGCGGGAGATAGCCGCTCGTTGGATATGAGGCACCGTTGGAGGCACCGGAAGCCGCGATGGTACCGAAGTTAACTCCGGTGAGCGTGTTGGTAAGCGCAGCCTGAGAATCAACAACGTTGTTGATGGCGTCGCTAAACCAACCCTGAAGAATCGCGGAAAGGTTATCGCCCTGAAGCGTGGCTTCCAAAGCCCACGCATAAGAAGCACTCGTGGTTACGGTGCGAGCTGTGGACTGAGCCAATACGACGTTGTTTCCACCGGGAACAGCACCAAGCAACTGGAGCTGAACTGTGGGAGAGGTTCCGGCTACGGTGACGTTACCGCTTGCCCGAACCTGAAACTGTTTGCCATTTAGGCGAGCTGTGCCGGGAATAGCAAGGGTTACGCCACCAGTCAATCCTTGACCAGAGGGAGCGAAAGGAAGAGGAGCGTACTGGAAAATCTTTGCGCTGGTGCCAACTCCACCAACTGCGGAGGCAACTTGAGTTTGTAATGCGTTTACGATCTGAGACATTTGAAAAGTCCTTGTTTTGAATTGGCACCGTTCGTGATGCCTCTAAACAAGGAAGTCCATATTCGTAAAACTCTGAAGTATTCAGGAAAAGTTACTCGTCTGATTTCTTCTTTTTCTCTTTACGAGCGGGCTTTTTCTCAGTCTCACCGAAAATTTCTTCCCATGATTGTCCGTGTGAATTCCTTCCGTCTTTGTCGAATGCCGCTTGTTTAAACGTTGCTGACTTGGCACCACGGGCAAGCTGGTCTCCTCCACCGTTGAAACTCATAACTATTGACACTCCTGTTTTAAGAATCCCAGCACTCCGGCTCCCGGAGCGAATGGGGGATATTCCTTTTTGAAAGCTTCCATCGCTTCATCAAAGTTGCGGGGAAGCACTCCCTTATGCCAGAGATAGAGAAACACCAGTCCGGGTCCGCGGCTCTGTCCTTGATTGCAGTGACACAGAACCTTACGACCATGGCGCAACATGTTCTCGATGTAGTTGCATCCATCGTGCATCGCTCCCTTTGAAATAAACTGTGGGTTCGGGGAATCGACCAGATTCAGCGACAAGTGAGGACCGCGAATCGCGGAAAGATACTCAGGGCCCTGTGGAGCAGAACGAGTGGTATATCCAACCGCTTTGCGGTGCCACGGGTCTTTGGCAGCATGGACGATAACCATTCCCTCGATTTCAGCGGTTACAGCGTCGGTGTCATCACCGACAAAAAGATTTGGATAGATTTCGATCATGACTGCTCTGTCTCCGGGTTGGGTGAGGTCGGACTGGACTCACGCATGGCGTCTTTGAGCAGTCGGTCGAATTCAATGGACAGGTCTAGAACATCGCGGGTCAAAATCTCAGGTTCCCGAACTCCCTTGTCGTCGGGTGTAGTTAACTCTGGGCGTAGTTGCTGGGAGTTGATGAAGTCGATCACGCCATGGCAATAGAGGAGAATCATTATCGCCATGAGCTGACGATGCGGGGTCAGGGTGCGGGATTTAATCAAATCTCGGAGTGATTTGATGATGAAAGCAGATTTACGTCCGCCAAGAACCTTGGGTGTTTCAAACCTCTGGATAACTTGGGGGACGTAAACGATTGAACGGGGCTTATTGCCCATGAGACTTGGCTCCTAATATCGAGTGGGGTCAACCACCCTCAAACAAGGAAATCCATAGTCAGAGTTTTTGTACGTTGGTGTATACGTTTTCGCCCCGCAAACCGCCCCGCAAACCGCCCCGCGAGAAGTGACTCCCCCGTGGGGTGACCCCCACCCCCGGTGCCTCATGTTTAGGGTCTCTTTGCGCTGCCCCGGAATTTATTTGTGCTTGGTCTCGCCCCCGCCCCCGAGGGCTCAAATTTTTTGCCACGTCCCCAAAGCCCCAATAAAACTGCGGGGTTCGCAGAGCGTTTTTTATTGGTTGACCCCACGCGCTCACCTCGGAGCTAATGGCGCACAGACCACAGCCCCCGGTCACGCGCTCGTAGACATGGGCTTAGGGGGCTGGATTCTCAGGTCACGCGCTCGGGGGGCAATGTGCATGTGTTCCCATGGACATTGCTCCCGGCACCGAACCCGATGTTCTCCGCCAATGCGCATAAACACTGGGTAGGAACGCAATGCCTACCATTTTGCCTACCGGGGAACGCGGGGCACTGCGGGATTTTGGTCATGACAAGCTTGCGGGCCCCGGAGAGCGTGGTGTTTCGCTGCGCGAATGAACCACGCGCACTAGCACCATGGCGTTGGCACCAGTGTTCATCCGCATTTCGGTGTAATCGATTTGACGCAATTGTGTTGACGCAATTGGTTGGGGGCTTGAGCGGTAATACGTTGTTAGGACGCAGCGCACACGGTTGAGTCTGCTTCACCACGCTTCGCGTGGTTCGCAAAGTTCATGCGTGTGCTCCCAGCGGGGATGCTGATGGGCGATTTGCAGCGGGGATTCGAGCCCGGAAGAATTTGAGTATTTCAGCGATGCTATCCTTTAGGCATGACCGATGCGGAACCAAAACCCGATGCCAAAAAGTGGGAGAGGTT